CGATCTTCAATGAAGGCATGGCCTTCATGGGATATAATTATCTGTCGCTGCTGGCGCAGATCCCTGAGTTTCGCCTCATCAGCGAAGTGATCTCGACGGAAGCCACGCGCAAGTGGATCAAGATCCAGTCCTCCACTGAGGATGCGAGCAAGGGAGATCGCGTCAAGGAGCTTGAGGATGAATTCAAACGCCTCCGCGTGCGCGAGATGTTTCAAACTGTTTCGGAGCTTGACGGCTGGTTTGGTCGCTCGCACATCTTCATCGACACTGGTGATGTTGACGATCGCGACGAGCTGAAAACCAACCTCGGTGACGGAACGACAGACTTAACGAAGAAAAAGCTCAAGCAAGGCTCGCTGCGCACGCTGCGTTACATCGAGCCGGTCTGGTCTTATCCCACGAATTACAACGCGAACGATCCGCTGAAAGCTGGATGGTACGATCCGGAAACGTGGTTCGTGATGGGGAAGGAAGTGCATCGCTCGCGCTTCCTGACTTTCATTTCAATGCCTGTCCCTGATCTTCTCAAACCGGCATTCTCCTTTGGCGGGCTCAGTCGCACTCAAATCGCACTACCCTATGTGCGGAACTGGCTGCAGACCCGCCAATCCGTCAACGCCTTGATTCAGGCGTTCAGCACCATGGTGCTGAAGACTGACATGCAGGTTGTCATGGCAGGATCGCAAGCCCCCGGTTCTGGTTTGCTCGATCGCGTCGATCTGTTCAACAATTTGCGCAACAATCGCGCGACCATGGTGCTCAACAAAGACACCGAGGATTTCCAGAATGTGTCCGCGCCGCTGAGTGGCTTGGATCATCTTCAGGCGCAAGCGCAAGAACACATGGCTTCGATCAGCCGCATTCCTCTGATCAAGCTACTTGGCATCACGCCTTCCGGTTTGAATGCATCGAGCGACGGAGAAATCCGTTCGTTCTATGATACCATTCATGCGTATCAAGAGAAGTTTTTCAGCCCGCACCTGCACACGATATTCCGTCTTGCGCAGATAAATCTTTGGGGCGAAGTCGATCCTGAGCTGTCGTTCGTTTATGAACCGCTTTGGGAGATGGACGAAAAGTCGATCGCGGAAATGCGGAACACGGAAGCGAACACCGATGCGCTCTACATTGACAAGTCTGTTCTTGCGCCTGAAGAAGTTCGTGCTCGAATTTCGAAGGAGCCCGAATCCCCCTATGGTCCTATCGATCCCGACATTCTCCCAGAAGCCGATGAGCCTCTCCAAGAAAACATTACCGAAAGTGAAAGCATCACCGACGGAGACGAAGACGAAACTGACGAAGACACCCAACCGCTCCCGGAAGAGCAAAACGAAGAAGAGACTGCCTAAATGACACAGCACAGAGACCTCGCTGATGAATTGATGCGCCGTTCCGGGTTCAAGCAGTCGCCGCGCATTTCATTCGGCAGCGATGGTTCCTTGGATGATCCCGAAAGCATCAAGGCTCGGATTTTCCAGCTTCAGGCAAAGAAGTTCAAAGCCGAATATGCTCGCGCGCGTGCCGAGCGGGATGATGAAATTGCTTTCCTGAAGAGCAAGCTCAAGGAAGCTGGCCATGCGATGGACGCCGACAAAACCATGACCCGCGAACGCGAAGGCTGGAAAGCGTTTAAAGCCGGGAAAAAAGAATCGGACAATCCTTATACTAAAGGAAGTATGGGCTTTTCCGATTGGGAACTTGGGTTTCGCACCGCGAAAAACGGTCGCGGTATTCCAAACGAATGACGGTCAACTAGTCGATGTTTGCGGCGCAGACCATCGCCGCAGCCGCCAAGCAGATGCTTGCGGCACGCACGCGGATGGGGGCAAGGGACAAGATGTCGAAGATCAACATGAGCGGCGACGTAAACATCGACGCCGACAAAACCATGACCCGCGATGCTAAGATCGTATACAATAAGTTGCTTGGTGGCTGGTACATCGTTCGTGGTAACCATCAGACCCCCATCAGTGGTCGCTTTGAAAGCAAGGAAGCTGCCATGAACTGGTTATTGTCACGGAGGACTGCACGTCAATGAGGCTATCCGCGAGCGGGATAGAATTCTGAACAACAAAGAGCGTTTCCCGGATGTCACGGGTGCCTATCTTACTGAAACTTATCTTTGAGCTTTAAACCTTTCAATTTTTAACGCAGCTAGATTTGAGGAATTTCCTGTGGCAAAGATTTTATTCTCAACGGCGATGGACGCCGCTGCTCAGGATATGCGGGATGTTGCCGCTTGGGATATTCAATGGGAAGAAAGTGACCACCCTCGGGCAGAAAACGGCCAATTCGGTTCAGGGGGTTCCGGTTCTTCTAATTTTAATGAGGAACCTACTTCTGCTTCAACAAGAAGCAGAACCCCATCAGACGAAAAGGCGCTTGAAGAATATACTGGGGTGAACTTCCGTTACGCTAATGCTGTAGCGAGGGGGGAACGTAATCAATTAGGTGATCGACAGAAGTCCATTGGCGACAAACTTATGCACGATCTCGACAAGGCATGGGAAACAATCCCCCCGTCGAAGGAAGCCAGGACTACCTACCGTGGCGTGCATACCGTTTCTCAAATGGATATTGATGTAAATCATCCAGAAAAATTAGTTGGAAAATCATTCAAGGAAGGCGGGTGGGTAAGCACAACCGATGATTTGAATGTTGCGAAAACATTTGCTTCTGGGTCTCTTGATCCAAAGAAGCCGGACTACAAAAATAGCGCAGTGTTCCAAATCGAGTCACCTGCCGGTACGCGGAGGTTCGACGTAAAAAAGACTTTAGGAGTTGGCCGTTATGGCAATGAAAAAGAGGTTGTGCTTCCGCGCAATGGCCGGATAACTATAACTGGGTTTGAACGCTCCGGTGGGATGCTAATCCTAAAAGCTAAATATACGTGATAAAGACTCGGACGCTCGCCCCTGTTCATCCGAACCAAGGCACGCAGGCAATTTTTCGCCGTCGCCTTGATAAACTTATTAAGGAAATGCATGACTCGGTGATGTACTGGGTTCAGGCATCTTACAAAGCAAACGAGCCAGAGATCGCGCAGGATGAACTTCCTGCTGCGGCGCTTCAAAAGGTTTTGAAGAAACTTGGTCGTCGTTGGGAAAAGAAATTCAAAGAGCTCGGTCCAAAGCTCGCCGAATATTATGCAAAGTCTGCGGACATGCGGTCCCGCAAACAACTTGAACAAATGCTCTACGATCACGGCATGAGCGTCAAATTCAAAATGACGCGCCCGATGCAAGATGTGATGAAGGCCTCGATCGAGGAGCAGGTCAAACTGATCAGCAACATTCCGCAGCAATACTTCACGCAAGTGCAAGGTGCGGTGATGCGGTCGGTTCAAACGGGTCGCGATCTGAACCAGCTCTCGAAGGATCTGCAGAGCCGCTTGAAGATCGAGAAAAAGCGTGCGGCGCTAATCGCCCGCGATCAGAATAACAAGATGACTGCGAATTTCGTTCGCGTGCGCCAGCAGGAGCTCGGCATCAAGCAAGCGATCTGGGTTCACTCTCTCGGCGGCAAGGTGCCGCGTCCGAGCCACAAGAAAAATGATGGCAAACCCTACGACGTAGAAAAGGGCTGGTATGATCCTGATGAGGGTGAATATATTCAACCCGGCATGCTGATCAATTGCCGCTGCGTTTCGCGGTCCATCATTCCAGGTTTTGAATGATGCAAAAGCTCGAGAATAATTTTACGCCGAAAGCAAAGTCCCGCATGATCGAGCTGAATGCGAAAGGCATGACGCATCGAGAAATCGCGGAACGCTTTTCAACATCTCAGGCGATTGTTTGGCGGATCATAAATATGAAAACCGCGCAATGCAAAAAGCCAGTGATGAAGGAAAAGAAATACGAGTTTCACCCTCCTGCGGTCACGGACCCTTCGCTCTTGAGAAAGCTAACCGCAAGGCGATGATCCTCGCTCTTGACATTGCGCCCGGAACGATGTTTTTCGCTCGTCCCTGTTCGATCGGTTTTACGAACAAGCGAATTCAAGATCTTCGGAGGCAAGACGATCCGCTCTCTGAAGAATATGCTGAAGTTTGGCATGCGGTTCAAGAAGCTGGTTTTGACCTGATCAATAATCCCGTGAAGGGGTCTGCGTGAATCATTCCCCTGAACTTCGGAAAATAGTTAAGAACGTGCTCGCTTCCCTGCGCGAAAAAGTGCCGGAGGAGCGAGAGCATCATATTCCGATCAAGATAACTTTCATGTCTGGAAAGTTTATCTCGCACTCTGAAGGTCACCCGCACTTCGGTGACTATGATTTTAACACGCATTCGATCCGCATTGCTTCTGGTCGCTCGCTGTCTAAGGCGCAGGACAAACCGAACATTGGCGGATGGAAGGTCGGCGAGGATTTCCGGACTGTGCTCACGCACGAGTTTGGTCACTCGCTGACCAATCGCATTTTGAAAGCTGCTGGCGATGTTTCGCTCAAGGCGCTCTATGATTCGCAGCCAAAAAACTATTGGCAGAAAAACGTCAGCCAATATGGCGCGACGCAGCCTGCTGAATTGATCGCGGAAGCGTTCGCGGCTTATGTCCATCCGAATTACAGCGGTGGCCTCGCGCCGGAATTTGTCCGGCTGTTCAAAGCAGCGCGAATTGATTCGAACATTATTGAGAATGCAAGGGAAACTCCCATGTTGATTAAAGCAACTGCAGCTGACCGTTCGATGCTCGTTGTTGGTGACAAGAACATTGCGACCGATCCGCCTGTGAGCGAAGCGCAGCGCCGCGCGATGTTTGCTGCCAAGGAAGGCGAATCGAAAATCGGCATCCCTGCCAAGGTCGGTGCTGAATTCGCCAAAGCGGATCCGGGTGGCAAGTTGCCTGAAAAGAGCAAGGACATGAAGCCGAATGAATGGGGCGGTCTCGTTCGCGGCCTCGTGAAGTTTTTCAGCGAGGAAGCCAAAGAGCCTGAGCACAACGAAGACAAAGCCAAAGAACCTGAGCACAGCGAAGACAAAGCCAAGGACATGAAATCTTCCGACTGGTCTGGCCTCGTCAAAGGTCTGGTGAAGTTTTTCAGCGAGGAAGCTCAGGAGCCTGAGCATAGCGAAGATGCTATCAAGGACATGAGTTCTGAAGAGACCAAAAAACTTACTCAGAAAACTTTTCCTAATGTTAAATACTTTACGCCCTCCGGTCATCCTGATTGGAAGAAGCACGGCATAAAAGAAATTCCAACAGCAAAAGATTCCGAGGAAGTGCAGAAGCTTTATGATCGGCTTGGTGATTTAGAAGACCCAAACGGAAAAGAAGCGCAGCGAATCAAAAAAAGGATAGAGGAGTTGCTTAAAGAAGGCTACGCCATAGACGCAGCTCTAGCCTTCGACGCCGCTCTCGCCTTCGATAAATCCGTTCGCACTGTTGATGCGGACGGACGTTTGCATGTTGAAAAGACAAATATATCGAAGGGCAACATCTGCCCTTATTATGGCAAAGAAATTCCGGACTATGAAGCTCTGGGTTTGGATGCTGAAAAGAAATACCTGCTGTGGCGTCATCCGGATGAGCTGGCCAAGGGCGCACCAACATTCAACAATATTCCGCTGTTGATCAAGCACGTTCCGGTCAGCGCGGAAGATCATCAGCCGGATCTGGTGATTGGCTCGACGGGCACGGACGCTGCGTTCGAAGCTCCTTATCTTACCAATTCGCTTGTTGTCTGGGCACAAGAGGCAATCGATGCTATCGAGAACGAAGATCAGAAAGAATTGTCCAGCGCGTACCGCTACCGCGCCGACATGACGCCGGGTGAGTTCCAAGGGGAACACTATGACGGCATCATGCGGGACATTGTCGGCAATCATGTAGCGTTGGTCAAAGAAGGTCGTGCTGGCAGCGATATCGTTGTTGGCGATTCACAAATCACTAGAAAGGAAATTACTATGAATAAGAAAGTTCTGTCGCGCAAAGCTGCGTTCATCGGCGGTGCGTTGTCTGCCTACCTGCATCCGAAGCTGGCTGCGGATTCCGTTTTGAACCTTGATCCGATCCTGAAGGGCGTAAATTCCAAGAATTTCTCTTCGAAGAAGAGCAGCATCGTTTCGGCGATTAAGTCCCGCGCCACTCTGGCCAAGGATGCTTCGCTGGATGACATCCACGGTCTGCTGGATCGTCTTGATGAAACGCATGTTCCGGAAGAAGACGAAATGCCCGCCAACTCTGCTGTTCCGCAGTATGAGGAAGACGAGATGGAAGATTCCATGGACAAGAAGGCTGACGACAAGAAGGCTGACGACAAGAAGGCGCGTGACAAGAAGCGCGCCGACGACAAGCGCGCCGACGACAAGAAGGCTCGCGATGCTGTCCGTGATATGCTCGACGACGAAGGCAAGGAAGCCTTTGATGCTCTGTTCGAACACGAAGAGCATGACGCCGACGATGAAATGGAAGATATGAGCGACGACGAAGAGTCGAAGGAAGCCGAGCACAACGCCGAAGGTCTCGACAAGGCTCGTGATCGCAAGGCTGATGATCGCAAGGCTGATGATCGCAAGGCCGACGACAAGCGTGCGATGGATTCCGCGATCAAGCGTGCCAAGCAGGAAGTTCGCGAAGAAATGAACGCCATTGCCGAAGCTCGCGAATTTGTCGCCCCTTGGGTTGGCAAGCTCAGCGTTGCAATGGACAGCGCCGCCGATGTTTACAAGACGGCTCTGGAAGGTCTCGGTGTTTCCACCAAGGGCATTCATCCTTCGGCGTATCGCGAAATTCTGAAGGCGCAGCCCAAAGCTGGTTCTGTCTCTGCCAAAAGCCTCGCGCAGGATTCGTCGAACAGCACTGGCTTCTCTTCTCGTTTTGGCAATGCCGACCGCATCAAGCTGGTTGGCTAATCTACTAATCTTTGAAAGGAAATAATTATGTCTGACTTCCCTAATCAGGTTAACACCGTTCCGGCTCCCGCAGTTGCGGGTGACTTTGCGTCGGCTAACCCGCGTTCGTCTTATCTCGCTGGCCCCGGTGGCCTCGTTGCCGGTCCGAGCGGCGCGATCGTTGGTCGCTTCGCTTGGGCGACTGCCCCGGTCGATGCGGACGGTGCGCCCACCACTGTGTCGAACAGCGGTACTGGCCTGCCGAGCGGCTTTGTGCATCGTACACAGCAGGCTCTAATCACCAACTATCTGGCTGCGTATGGCAACACCATTCAGCCCGGTTTTGGCATGACCCTGATGACCTCGGGCGATTTCTGGGTTGTGAATTCGGGTGCGTCGCAGGCTCTGCCTGGCATGAAGGCGTATGCGAACTTTGCGAACGGTCTTGTGACTTTCGCGGCGGCTGGCACTCCTGCCACTGGCGCGACCTCCACGGGTTCGAGCATCGCTGCTCAGACCTTCAGCGTGACGGGTTCGATCACTGGCGCTGTGCTGACTGTAACTGCCGTTGCTTCGGGCACGCTGTATCCCGGCGCGACGATCTCTGGCACTAGCGTTGTGTCCGGTACGCAGATCGTTTCGCAGGCTAGCGGCACCACTGGTGGCGTCGGCGTGTACAACGTCAGCTATGGCGAACAATCTGTTGCGTCCACCACCATCTCCGGCACCTATGGTCTGTTGACCATTGGCACCGCGACTGGCACCTTTGCGGTTGGCAATCTTCTGGCCGCGACTGGCTCGGTCGTTGCTGGCACCTACATCACCGCCAATGTTACCGGCGCTGGTGGCACGGGTGGCACGATGGTTGTGACCAACAACACCGTTGTTTCTTCGCAGGCGATCAATGTTGCGGCGACCGACGTCGAAACGAAGTACATCTGCGAAAGCTCCGGTCTGCCGGGCGAAATCGTCAAAATCTCTTCTTACACCAACGCTTGATTCGCGTAGCGAATTGAAAGGAAACTAAATTATGACCATTCGTTTTAATTCTCCGCGCGAAGCTGAGGCGGCATACCGTGAAGATGCTGCGCATCTTGCTCAGCGCGGCGTAATCAATAACTTTGCCAGCAGCTATTTGCCTGAGTCGTTCAAGCATAACTTCAATCTGGCAATGGACGCGCAGCCTGCTCTGGCTACGCAGCCTAACTCCGGCGTTCCGGCTTATCTGACGCAGTGGATCGATCCCGCTGTGTACGAGATCCTGTTCTCGCCGAACATGGCTGCTGTGATTTTCGGCGAAGTGAAGAAGGGCGACTGGACCACCCAGACCGCTTTCTTCCCGACCGTCGAACACACGGGTGAAGTTTCCAGCTTTGGTGACTTCAGCGAAAACGGCCATGCTGGTGCCAACACCAACTGGCCGCAGCGTCAGTCCTACCTGTTCCAGACTGTCAAAGAATATGGCGAACTGGAACTGGAACGTGCTGGCCTTGCCAAGATCAGCTGGGTAAGCGAAATCGATGGTGCGGCTGCGCTGGCTCTGAACAAGTTCAGCAACTTCGCCTATTTCTTTGGCGTGTCAGGTCTGCAGAACTATGGCCTGCTGAACGATCCCAACCTGACTGCCTCGCTGACGCCTTCGACAAAGGCTTCTGGTGGCACTTCCTGGATCACGTCCTCGGGCGCGATCAATGCGACCGCGAACGAAGTGTACGCGGACATTCAGGCGATGTTCATCCAGCTTGTCAGCCAGTCACAGGGTCTGATCGATGCGAAGGCGAAGCTGACGCTGGCGCTGAGCCCGTCTTCGGCTGTTGCTCTGACTGCCACCAACTCGTTCAATGTGAACGTGTACGATCTGCTTAAGAAGAATTTCCCGAACATCCGCTTTGAAACTGCGGTTCAGTACGGTCAGACTTCTGCCAGCAATCCGCAGGGCATTGCCGCTGGCAATCTCGTGCAGATGATCTGCGATAGCGTGGAAGGTCAGGACACTGGCTATTGCGCGTTCAATGAAAAGATGCGTGCGCATCCGATCATTCGCGGTCTGTCCTCGTTCAAGCAGAAGGTGACCGCTGGCACTTGGGGTGCGATCATTCGCCAGCCCTTTGCCATCACCTCGATGCTGGGCGTGTAAGGTTGTAGAAGTCAGGTGTGGGGAGCAATCCCCACACCCTTCTTGTACAACCCGGAAGAAGAAAAGGAATATCAATATGGCTAAAATTAGGAATATCCCCTCGACGACAGGCGAAACCGTTTCGATCGCATGCAAGCTGCCCAATGGCTTGATCATGCGCGTGTTCGATATGGTTGAAGCAAGCGAACCTGTTCTCGGTGGTGGTCATCGCGCTTCGAAAATGGCACAAATGCGCGGCGAGCCTGTCGTAATTTATGGTAACGCATCTCCTTATGGCGAGCGTCCGCAGAATGATGTTCTGCATGGCTATGCGATCACGTCTGGCGTTTCCAAGGAGTTTTGGGAGCTGTGGCTGGAGCAGAACAAGGACAGCGCGCTGGTCAAGAACCGCATTATCTTCGCGTCCGATTATAAGGATACGAACGTCAGCATTGAAGACGAAGCGAAGGATCATTTGGACACGCGCAGTGGCCTCGAAGCTCTTGAGCGTGATTCTCGTGGCAACATGACGGATCGTCGCATTCAGCGCCGCATCGCGACGGCTGACGAACAGCCGAAGGCGTCCTAATGGGGGCGGTGGCAACTTTCGACTATGGCTTGTGGGTTGCCACCTACCCTGAATTTAACAGGGTGACGAAAGAGGCTGCGACATCGTATTTCACGATCGCCACCGCATTTCATGCGAACAATGGCAGCGGTCCGATTGCTGACGCTTCCCTCCAATTGACGATGTTGAATATGGTCACTGCGCACGTCGCGGCGATCTATTCAACGCCGTCTGGCGCACCCGCCGCATCGAACACGCTGGTTGGTCGGCTGAACAATGTCTCGGAAGGCTCTGTCTCTGCCTCGTCCGAATTTGCGACCACGCCGGTCAATGGTACGATGGCGTGGTATCTTCAGACGAAATATGGCGCAATGTATTGGGCGGCGACGGCACCTTATCGCACTATGCGCTACCGTGCGCCTGTGCCTGACGTGATCGATCTTGCGCAATTGCCTTGGCTTTATTCGAACGATACGAACTAAATCCTATGTCTAAAGTTCGCGGTGGCGATGTTTTCCTCGAAAGAATCAAAGACATCAGCGAAAAACTGGATCGTCATGCTGTTCTTAAGGTTGGTTTTCTATCTGGCGCTACTTATCCTGACAGTGATGTGAATGTTCCGACGGTCGCTGCGATAAACGAATTCGGCGCTCCCTCAAGGGGCCAGCCTCCGCGTCCTTTTTTCCGCAACATGATCGCGAAGAAAAAAGGTAGCTGGGGCAAGGCAATTTCAAACCTTCTGAAAGAAAATGGATACAGTGCTGAAAAGACGCTGCGCAAAACAGGCGAAGGCATTTCTGGTCAGCTGAAACAATCAATCCACGATCTGACTTCTCCGCCTCTGAAGCAATCAACGATTGACCGTAAAGGATTTAACAAACCACTAATCGACACTGGGCATATGCTGAACAGCGTTGATTATGAAGTCAATATTTAACAAACAACAGGAGTTGAATTATGCTATCGAATGTTATTCGCGTCCTTGATACTGCCGTTGGCGACCGCGTTGTGCCATTGCTGATGAATGCTGGTGCGCCTGTCAATGGCACCACTTTCGCTGGCGTTGCGCAGCCGGGTTGGCTGTTGATTGACACCACCAACTGCAATCTGTATCAGAACGTTAACACGAAGGCTTCGCCGACTTGGAGCCTTTTTGAATCGAGCAATGATCCGGGCGTATTCACCACAATCTCAACAACTGGCCTTGCGGCGCTCAATTCGATCGAAGTTGACACCGGCACCAAGACTGCGTCGGCGACCACTGGCGCTGCCACGCTGAACAAGAATGCTGGCGTGATCACTTCTGAATCGCTGTCCACTGCGGCTGGCGCAGTTTACACTCTGACGCTGACCAACAGCAATATTGCTGCTGCGGATCAGGTGTACGCTTCTGTTCAGTATGGCTCTTCGACCACGGGCTCGCCTGCGATCATGACCGCAGCAACTGCTGCTGGCTCGGCCACCATCAAGGTGCAGAACATTCATGCCTCTGCTGCTCTTAACGGAACGATCAAGATTAGCTTCCTGGTTGTCAAGAACTAATGGATTTGCATCAAATTGTTTCCGGTGGCATAGGGCAGGTAAATCCCTATGTCACTGGTTCAATTCAGGTCAGCACCGGCAACCAGCAAAATCCGAATGGTGATGGCACGCTGATCCCGACCTACAAGGTCGTTCCGCAAGTTCCAATGCAAGTTCAGGAGCTGACGGAGCGCGACATTAGACTGCTCGATGGTCTGAATATTCAGGGAAGCCAGAAAGTAATCTATGTTCGTGGTCTGGTTCAAGGTCTCGTAAGAACCAAAAACAAGGGCGGCGATCTCATCACTTTGCAAGATGGTTCTGTCTGGCTCGTCACTGCGTTGCTTGAGGCTTGGCCTGATTGGTGCAAAGTTTCGGTAACTCTACAAAACGGAAGCTAGGAAAATAAAATGGACAGCGGAATACGTTATGTGCCTCTTGGTTATCAGCAGTTTACAACGGCGCTGTCTTCTGCACAGTCGCTGACTGTCCCTGCTGGCGCGACGGCGGCTTTTCTTGTTGCGGAAGGAAAGGATGTTCGTTGGAGGGATGATGGCACGGCTCCGACAACGACGGTTGGGATGCTGCTCGCTGCTGAGCCTTCTTCTGGAACCGGCGCAGGAGCTTCGTTATTTTATACAGGTAATTTGAATAAGATCCAGTTCATTCAGACAGCTTCTGGTTCTATTCTGAATGTTTCTTATTATAAGACCGCTGGATGAACCTCGCACTTTCTCCAACACAGTCCAATGTCATGACGGCATTGCGCGGTTTTTTATTGACTGTGCTGCCGAGCGGAAATGCGATATTCAAAGGCCAGATCTCTGGCACGAGTTTGACGGTCACATCCGTGACATCTGGAACGCTGTCTCTCGGTGACAGCATTGTTGGTCCGATGGTTGCTCCCGGAACAATCATTCAGGCGTTTGGAACAGGAACCGGAACCACCGGAAACTATCAGGTCAGCATCGGCCAGACGGTTTTGCCGCAGACATTGTCGTCTGGCGTTCCTGTTTTTCAAGGTCAGGTCAATCGCGTCGTTGAGTCGCCTTCGCCTGATTACTGCGTGATGTGGCCAATCATGCGCGAACGCATCGAGACGAACATTGATACTTGGGCTGATGCGAAGTTCATTGGCTCGATCAGCGGCACCACGATGACGATCACGCAGGAATTCTATGGGAGCATCCGAATCGGCTCTCCTGTTTTCGGCGTTGGTATTATTCCCGGCACCAAGGTCATCAAGGTTGTCAGCGGAATTGGCGGCGTTGGAGAATATATCGTCGCTCCGTCTCAGAATGTTTCAAGTCGAGCTGTCGCTTGCGGTACGCAGAACTTCCTGCAGCCGACAAAGGTAACGGTTCAGATCGATGTTCACGGTCCGAATGCGTCAGACAATGCGCAGATCATTTCCACGATGTTCCGCGATGCATATGCTGTGGAAATTTTTCAAGCTTCCGGTTATGATGTTGCACCGTTGCATGCAGACGACCCAAAGCAGGTTCCTTTCCAGAATGCGGAAGAACAGTGGGAAACTCGCTACAGCATTGATGCTGTGATGCAGGCAAATCAGACAGTCGTCGCTGGTCTCCAATATGCTGACGCTCTCGCTGTTGATCTTATCAATGTCGAAGCGACCTATACTCCTTAATCAAACTCCCAAGAGGAAATTCAAATGACTTCTACAGTTCCGGCAAATCTTTTTGTCAATGTTGTTCCCAGCGTCATCAACGCGGGCGGCAATGCGCTCAATCTTCTGGGCATGTTCCTGACGAATGGAACTCGCGTTCCGACGAATTCCGTTCTGTCTTTCTCGAGCGGTTCTGCTGTGACGACTTATTTCGGTGCTGGCTCGCAGGAAGATATCGCTGCGAATGGTGGCACTAATAAGGGTTCTGGCTATTTCGGTGGCTACACGAATTCGACGCAGACCCCTGCCTCGATTTTGTTCACGCAGTACAATACCTCTGCTGTGGCTGCTTGGCTGCGTGGCGGCAATGTCTCGAGCATGTCGCTTGCGACGCTCGAGGCCATCAACGGCACGCTGAACATCACGGTTGATGGTTATGCGCGCAGCGGTGCGGTGAACCTTTCCAGCGCCACCAGCTTCTCGTCTGCTGCCAGCCTGATTCAGACGGCGCTGAATGCGAGCGAGCCGGTTGAGGCGAACTTCACCGCTTCGATCGGTGCGAGTTTCACTGGCACTGCGACAGGCACCAGCCTCGTTGTGACTGCTGTGACTGGCTACATCTCTGTTGGCGATGTCGTTGCCGGCACTGGCGTGACCACCGGCACCACCATTGCTGCTCAGGTGAGTGGCACGACTGGCGGCGCTGGAACTTACACGCTGAGTGCTTCTTCGACTGCCTCGTCGGCTTCGCTGACGACCACCAGCAATGTCGTGAATGTCACGGCAGTTGGTTCTGGCACGATCTCGGTTGGCCAGACTGTCACGGGCACTTCCGTTCCGGCTGGCACGGTCATTGTTGCGCTTGGCACTGGCACGGGCAACACGGGCACTTATGTGACAAGCTTGACCTCTGCCAATTTCGTTCGCATTGCGAGCGAAAGCATGGTTGCCAGTGCGACGAACCTGACTGTTTCATTTGATTCGATCTCTGGCGGTTTCCTGATCACCAGCGGCATCACTGGTGTTGCTTCGCTGATGAGCTATGCGGACACTGGAACGGTTGCGACGGCTCTTGAGCTGACCTCTGCGACTGGCGCGGTCATCAGTCAGGGTGCTGCGGCATCTTCGCCTGCTGCGTTCATGAACAACATTGTCACCATCACGCAGAATTGGGCAAGCTTCACGACCACCTTTGATCCGGATGGCGGCACCGGCAATACGCAGAAGCAGGCTTTCGCTGCGTGGGTCAATTCGCAGAACAATCGCTATGTCTATGTTTGCGCGGATCCGGACGCTTCTCCTGCTGCCACGCTTCCGGCGACCAGCTCGCTGGGCTACATCCTCGAGAACAATGGCAACTCTGGCACCTGCCTTGTGTGGGAACCGAGCAACAACAATTACGCCGCGTTCGTCTGCGGCTATATTGCTTCGCTCGATTTCACTCGCACCAATGGCCGCACTACGCTGGCTTATCGTTCGCAGCCGGGTCTTGTCCCGACCGTGACAACCTCGCTTGCGCTCACAAACCTGATGGGAAGTCCGCAGACGACCACCTTCGGCAACGGCTATAATGGTTATTGCTCGATCGCCACGGCCAATCAGGGCTTCATCAATATGCAGCGTGGCACCATCACTGGCTCGTTCCAGTGGGTGGACAGCTATGTGAACCAGATCTGGCTGAACAATCAGTTCCAGCTGGCGCTGATGGAGCTGCTGCAGGCTTCGGGAAGCATCCCCTACAATCAGGCGGGCTATGCGCTTGTGGAGGCGGCTCTGGCAGACCCGATCAATGCAGGCCTTAACTTCGGAGCCTTCCGTGCTGGCGTCCCGCTGTCGGCCGCCCAAATCGCCGAGGTCAACAATTCGGCTGGTGCAGATATTGCTCCGGTGCTTTCGACGCGCGGTTGGTATTTGCAGATCCTTCCCGCAAGTGCCCAGACCCGTCAGGGTCGCACCAGCCCGCCGATGACGTTCTGGTATATGGATGGCGAAAGCATCCAGTCGTTCAATCTGGCGTCCGTCCTGGTTCAGTAACGCCAAAATCAAATTAAAGGATCTCCTCAATGGCTCTTACAATCACGAGTGCAAATTCCATCTACCAGCTGTCGATCACTGGTCTTTACAATTCCCCTCAGCAGCTGCAGGGTTTTGCGGCTGATGATGTGTTCGATACGCCTTCTCTGAAATCTTCCGAGATCCTGATGGGCGTTGACGGCAATATGTCGGCTGGTTTCGTTTATGTTCCGATCATGCAGACCATCCATCTTCAGGCTGATTCTGCTTCGGGCATCATCTTTGATCAGTGGTATGCTGCGCAGCAGGCTAAACAGGATGTTTTCTTCGCCAATGCGGTCGTTGCGCTGCCTTCCATTCAGCGCAAGTGGTCGATGACGAAGGGCGTTATTTCCGGCTATATGCCGATCCCGGATGCGAAGAAGACCCTCGCTCCGCGTACGTTTGAAATCACTTGGAATTTCATGAGTGCTGCTCCGTTCTGAGGCAGCGAACTAAGGAGGCACAATGTCGCTTAAAACTTTGGTGGTCCGGATCACCGATGATAATCGTGATAAAGGTAAATCTTTTCTAATTACAGAAATGCCAGCTGCTAAGGCTGAGAAGTGGGCTTATCGTTTTGGGTTGGCGCTGGCGCGTGCTGGCGTCAACATTCCCGCTTCCAGCCAAGGCATGCTTGGCATTTCTTTTCTTAGCACTGAGGCTATGGCGATGATCCCTTTCGAGGATGCGGAGCCTTTGCTGGACGAGATGTTTGAGTGCATCACTTTTCTTCCGGATCCTATGAATCATGCACTGACCCGTCCTCTTGTCGATAGCGACACAGAGGAAGTGATCACTCGGATGAAACTTCGCAAGGAGGTCATCGAATTGCACACGGGTTTTTTCTCCGCCGCCGCCCGCTCGAAGTCAACTTCGGAGCAGGAGGGACAAGAGGGCTCTCAGAATACGTCAACGTCTCAAGCGTCGTCGGGGCAATCGTCTCCAGTGGTAAAGCGACCCTCCACGAGCTCCAAACAGTTTACTCGTTAGAAGACGCGTACGACCTACTTGAGATCTTGACGATCGATGCACACAATCGACGCATTATGGATGAAAGAGCAAGGAAAGGATAAGTTGTGGCCAACATAATTGACTCACTTATCCTTACGCTTGAGCTCGACCCTTCGAATTTTTCGAAGAATCAGAAGGAGGCTGCTGAAGGCCTACTTAAGCTCAAGAATTCGATGACGGATACTGGCAAAGCCATCGATGAGGGCGCGAAAAAATCCGTTGAAGCTGTTCAAGAATTCCGCGATACGCTCCTGAGCCTGTTCGCGGTCTTCACTGGTGGGAAAGCGATCAAGGAATTTGTCGAGGATTTAGTCAAGACAAATTCTGAGCTTGGCCGCGTTGCGATGAGCACCGACCAGACCGTCAAAACCTTGTCCACCTGGACGGGTGCTGGCGCAACAGTTGGTGCTTCGAACAGCGAAATGATTGGCAGCATCCAGCACCTGACGAGCGAATATCAGAAATTCGCTCTGACTGGAAAATCTTCTATCGTGCCTGTGTTTCGCTCGCTCGGTATTGCGATGGAAAGCCAACCGGGCAAGATGCGCAATGTAAATGACGTGCTCAAGGATCTCCACAAGAGTTTCTTGAACATGCACGACCCGGCACGTGCCAAAGAATTCGCAGACATGCTTGGCTTGTCGGTCGGAATGTACAATACGCTTATGCAGAGCGACAAAGATTTCAATGAGTCGCTCGCATTTGGCGAAAAGATGAAGCCAAGCGAAGCAGACATTGCAGCCGCATATGGTCTTCAGAAGGCTTGGGCCGAACTTGGAATGTCCTCTCAGAAAGTTGGCATGAATTTTCTGACTGTTGTGTCTCCTGCGATAAAATTGGTTATGGATGGCCTGAAGAAATTTTTTGAATTTCTAAATGACCATCGTTTTATCGCGGATGCTCTGATTGCAACGCTATCTGCTCTCGCTGTCGCGCTGACGCTTGTTGTAACTGCTGCGGTTGCTGGTGCTGCAATCGCTAAAATTTCTGCTGGCCTTGGCGCGTTCATGGAGCTGTGTGAAGGCTTCATTGGAATTGCTCCTTCTATGGCTGCGGCATGGACGATTGCGACAGGTCCGATTGGCCTGACGGTCGCTGCTATTGCTGCGGTTATCGCTGCTGGTTATCTTCTGTATGATGACTGGAAGACATGGACGCAGGGCGGTGAGTCTCTTTTCGGTGGCTTGTACAGTTCAATTGAAGATGGCTGGAACAAAGTTGTCGAAAACTTCACAAAAGGCTGGGACAAAGTCAAGCATATCTGGTATTCTTTGACCGGACAGAAAGAGCCAAAAGCAACTGAGGTCAAAGTCGAAGCGAAAAAATCTCCTTCCTCAAAGGCTCCCGCTCAGAAGACGACCCAAAACGCTCCTGTTTCCGCAGCCGATCAAGCGATCGATGCTGTGATGCAGAACGAAGATCGTGGCCTGACAGGAAAAGTCACCTCCGACACTGGTGGTTTGACGAAGTATGGAATTTCGCAGAAGGCTTTCCCCGGCGTCGATATTGCAAACCTCACGCCTGATCAGGCGCGAGCGATTTACAAAAAAAAGTACTGGGACAAGATTGGCGGCGACAAGCTTCCGCCTCAGTTGCAGAAAGTTGCCATGGACACCGCTGTCAATCAGGGTGTTGGAAAGGCGAAGCAATTCACTGCTGAGTCGGGTGGCGATGTAAATAAGTTCAATTCGCTTCGTCGTCAGCACTATATTTCTCTGGCTGAATCAAACCCGGAAAAGTATGGCAAATATCTCAAGGGCTGGCTCAATCGCGTTGGTCCGACGGACAGCAATAAGATGCCGCTGTCCGGTCCGCCGGACAGCGATAAGATGCCGCTGTCCGGTGCGCGCGGTGCGATGATCGCCTCGAATTCGAGTAACAGCCGCACGATGAACCACAGTGCAGAGACGCATATCGGCTCGATCAATGTCACGGTTCCGGGTGGCGACTCAAAGGAAATTGCCAAGGGCATTGGCACTGCAGTTCAGCGCAACACGTTTGCCACGCAGGCAAACTATGGTGCGGTCTGATGACATACTATCCTGATGTTCCAAATGTCCCCGGCGTTCCGAAAGTTCTTCGCAATCCGGCAAATTTGTATCCGGAGCTGCCTCGTTTTATCTCGCAGGACACGGTAAATCTCCCGGCTGTGGTAAATCCTCCGATGTGGGGAATTTACCTTGATGGCGTTCAGGTCGTGCAACCTGACAATATCGTTTCGCTTGATTACAAACAGGAATATACACTTTCGAATTATCCGATCGAAGGCGGCGCGTTCGCGACCTATGACAAAGTTTACACGCCTTTCGATGTGAAACTTGTGTTGTCTGTCGGCGGCTCTCAGGGCAAGCGTCAGCAATTTCTTAACTCGATCAATAATCTTCTTGGTACACCGGACAATCCAAATATGAATTTGTACGATGTAGTTGCGCCGGATGCGATCTTCAAAAGCTGCAACGTCATTCATCAGGACTATAAAAGAACGGCAAGCGCGGGCATGGGTTTGATCACTGTTAGCCTCGATCTAATTCAGGTTCTTGTTGTTGCTGCTCCGCAATTCACACAGACGCAAAGCCAGACGAACACAACGCCTGCAAACAGCGGCATTCAGAAAACTGAGCCTGTTCAGCCGTCGTTGCTGAAAAAGGGCGCAAACGCAATTTCGAGTTTCTTCTGATGCTTCTTATCCCAACGCAAGCTCTTCCGGCCCAGACCTTTCAAATTCCTCTTGGTGGCCAGCTCACGCAGCTCAGCATCTATCAAGAAGATACTGGCGTTTACATGGACGTTGGCATCGTCAATCAAACGACGCCAATCATTGTTGGCGTTCTTTGTCAGAACTTAAATCGCATCGTTCGCTCGCTCTATCTTGGATTTATTGGCGATTTTGCTTGGGTCGATACTCAGGGTGAAAATGATCCTGAATTCCTCGGTCTCGGCTCCCGCTATCAGCTGCTTTATTTAGAAGCTGCTGATCTGCCTGCAGGTCAAGGCTGATGACTTTTGTTCAACGCCGCCTTGATGTTGAATTTAAGCTTGGTATAGATCTTGCGACAGGCAAGCAGAACACTTTTGATTCGACAGGCAGCGACACAGTCACGCTGACAGATCTGCGCATCACCGCCGCGATCACTCAGAGCGGTGGCCAGTCTCAGGGCGAAGCGGACATTAACATTTTCGGTATGACGGTTTCCGTCATGAATAAGCTCTCAACGCTCGGTTTGAGCCCGCGCACGATTGGTCCGAATTTCGTTACGCTCCTTGCCGGCGACACGGAAACTCAGCCGTCTGTCGTGTTCCAAGGCGCGATCAGCGATGCCTATTTCGATGCCTCGGCAATGCCTGATGTTGCTTTCCGTGTTAGCGCCCAGTCTGGCGCTTTCACTCCGTTCTCGCCTTGCCCGCCGCGTTCATATCCTGAGCCGGTGAGCATCGATGCGGTGATGGGCAGCATTGCGAAGATTATGGGCCTTACCCTCGAGAACAAAGGCGTTACGGGAACGATTCCGCCGACCTATCTCTATGGCTCGTCAAAAACGCAAGCATATGCGGCGGCGACGGCAGGAAACTTCAATATAAATTTCGACACGCCGACGAAGATGATTATTTTCCCGAAAGGGAAGCCTGCAACGGATAAGATCATCATCCTTTCCAAGAAAACTGGTATGGTCGGCTACCCTGCCTATGTGTCAAAAGGAATTCAAGTCAGAACGATCTTCAATCCTGAGATCAGTTATGGCTCGACGATCAAGATCGAGAGCGAGCTTCTAACTGCTGCAAATGGCAATTGGATTGTTTTTCACCTTGCCCACGACCTCGAATCGCGCCAACCTAATGGCCAGTGGTTCTCAACCATCCAAGCCTATCCTCCCGGTAGTTCTTTTGGTGGTCCCGGTCAGAATGCGTTAGGCTAATGAGCTTTTCAGGCACAGGTCAAGCAGACGTAACGGCACAAACGTCTGAATACAACAAGATAAGTTTTCTTGTTCAGCAGGCTCTCGCGCTTGTGCGGACATCGACGCTTGTCAAAGTTGTCGCTGTGACGAATACCAGCGACGTTTCTCCGATCGGAACGGTCGATGTTCTGCCTCTGGTGAATATGACTGATGGTGCGGGCGTTTCTTATGAGCACATAACTGTTCATAAACTTCCGTATTGCCGCGTTCAGGGAGGAAAGAGTGCCGTCATTTGCGATCCATGCGTCAATGACATTGGGGTTGCTGTCTTTGCTGATCGTGATATCTCGGTTGTAAAGAAAACGCAAGATCAGAGCAATCCCGGTTCCTGGCGCAAGCACGATTTCGCTGACGGCATGTATCTTTTCACGGCGGTCAGTTCTGTGACGCCGACGCAGTTTGTACAATTCGTAACGGACACGGAAGGCAATCCGACTGGCATTAATGTCACGGATGCGAATAACAATCAGGTTGTTATGGATGATGCAGGCATCAGCCTGACGGATAAAAATAACAACACAATAGTCATGAATTCAGACGGCATAACGATCAATGGCGTTCTGTTTGATCAGAGCAGCAATGTCTCTGCCATTGCCAAGCTGACGACGACAGACACGACCTCGCTTGCCGGTGGTGCGAAAGCGGTCAAGCTCTCCGACGGCAGCAATGCCACCAAGGTCACAGCAACATGAATACTCTATTGCTCGACAGAAGCCTTTGGGATCTTGTTCTCGACACGAACAACAATATCGCAGTCGCCACAAATCCATACTCTTTGGCGCAGGATGCAGCCAGCGCCGTAAAAACATTTCGCGGAGAAGTTTATTACGACACAACGCTCGGCGTCCCCTACTATCAGGAACTAGTTGGTCATCTTCCTCCGCTGTCGCTTGTTAAGGCGGATCTCGTTGATGCGGTTCTGCAGGTTCCGGAAGTTGTCGCTGCTCAGGTGTATCTGACTGATTTGACCGAAAGATTGTTGAGCGGTCAGATCCAGTTGGAAGATAAACTCGGAACTATTACCATAGTGGGCTTCTAATGGCAACCAATGTCCCTGCACCAGTGCTAGGTCCGAGGGGCTTCATCATCCCGGATGATGCGGCGATCCTTGCTGGCGTTCTGGCAGATATGAATGCTGCTTTCGGCGGAAATTTAAATCTCGCTCTCAATACGCCGCAAGGTCAGCTTGCTTCGAGCATGACAGCGATCATTTCCGCTGCCTATCAGACATTTCTTTATTACACAACGCAGATCGATCCGGCTTATGCTCAGGGTCGCATGCAGGATGCGATTGCACGTATTTATTTCCTTGAGCGGTTGCCCGCGCAGCCGACCTATGTTCAGTGCGTTTGCGTCGGCGCTTCAGGAACGGTCATTCCTCCCGGCGCGCTTGCGGCGGATACTGGCGGAAACATTTATGCTTGCTCCTCTGGCGGCTCGATCCCGGTTGGTGGTAGCGTAACTCTGCAGTTTCAGAACATCGTCACAGGTCCGATCGCTTGCCCTGCTGGCTCGCTGACCTCGATCTATCAGGCGATCACTGGCTGGGACACGATCAATAACCCTGACGATGGCGTGCTGGGAAATGATGCGGAGAGCCGTGGTGCTTTTGAAGCGCGCCGCGCTGCCTCTGTCGAACGCAATTCGATCGGCTCGCTGCCTTCTGTGCTCGGTGCCGTTCTTTCTGTCAATGGCGTCGATGATGCCTATGTCACCGAGAATTCAACCGGCTCGCCCGTAACGATTGGTGGCTACACGCTCGCTGCGAATTCAATTTATGTCGCTGCGGTTGGCGGAACAGACCTTGATGTTGCGACTGCGATCTGGTCGCGCAAAGCTCCCGGCTGCGCTTACAACGGAAACACGACAGTTACGGTGACGGATGATTCTGCTGGCTATGTTACGCCATATCCGACATATGCGGTCACATTTGAGCGTCCCATTCCGCTGCGCATCTATTTCTCGGTTACGCTGGTTGACAGCCCGTTCATTCCGTCTGATGCGAATGTGCAGATCCAGAATGCGATCCTCAATGCGTTTTCCGGCGCTGATGGAGGCGATCGTGCGGTGATTGGCAGCGATGTGCTCGCCAGCCGGTTCTATGCCCCAGTGGCCTCTCTTGGTCCTTGGGCAAAGATCCAGTCGCTCTATGTCGGCAGCAAGAATGTTTCCGCAGCAGTTTTCTCGGGAACTATCTCAGGGACAACGCTGACAGTTGGCTATGTCTCCTCCGGAACGATCGCGATCGGCCAGTCTATTGAAGACAATGCCGGTCTGATCATTCCGGGAACGACCATAACTGCAGGTTCCGGCTCAACATGGACCGTCAGCAATACGCAGACGCTCGCTGCTGCGACCTTCACAGGAACCGGAAGCGGCACAAATTTGACTGCGTCCGCAGTAACAGGAACAATTAATGTCGGTGATATGATCAGCGGAACGGGCGTAACAGCCGGAACCACGATTGTTTCGCAGACGAGCGGCACGACTGGCGGCGCTGGCGTTTATGTCACAAGTGCTGCGACGACCTCTTCCGGTGCAAGCCTGACCTCGCGCCAAACTATCTCTGGAATTGCTGTAACTGCCCTCAATGTTCAGGCAGGAATTGCACAGGTTCCAGTCACTGATGCGCTTGTGATCTACACCTCGCACACATGACAGCCGATAACTTAACACCAGCAATTTCAGAACGCGCGATCTCTGATCCGTTTATTTCTGGGTTTACTTATCCGGGAGCAGGAAAACTAACACTCACAGGCTATCCGATTGCGCTATCCTCTGGGACGGTGCCGCTTTTTGATCCTGCGCAAACGGTAATAAGTCAGTACGCGAACAGTCCAATATTGTTGAGTATCATTCAGAGCTTCTATTCTTCTGAAGATCAATCAGCTGACATGGACATGTTCTACAATCTTGTGTGGAATGTCAGCACGGCAGTCGGCTGGGGTCTTGATGTCTGGGGTCGCATTGTTGGCGTAAATCGCTATCTTTATGTTCAGGTCGATTTCTATTTTGGCATGGAAAAGACAGGCATTGGCGCGAGCGGCGATCCGTTTAATCAGAGCCCATTCTATAATGGCGGCAACCTGACTGAGAATTTCGCTCTGACGGACGATGTATTCCGTCAGCTGATTCTGGCTAAGGCAGCGGCGAATATCACCAACGGCTCTGTCGCGGCAATCAATAATATTCTTCGCACTGTGTTTCCGAGCGATGTAGGAAATGCCTATGTTGAAGACAATCAAGATATGACGATGACGTACAAATTCACTTTTGTCCCAACGCCAGTGCAGCAGTCGATCCTTTTCCAGTCCGGCGTTCTTCCTGCCATGACTGGCGTCACTGTTCTGTACGACGTTCCGTGAGGGTTAAATGAAAGCTGTTGACATCCCCGCCAAATTTTCGCTTCCGTTTGCTGAGAATGCAACGAGCGGATATATTCGCACGATCCCGGCAACGACTGTCGATCCAAACGCAGCGAGCCTCAGCCTTGGTTTCCCTCCGAACACGGCGGTTCCTGTTGCTGCTGGCGGAACGCCTCCGAACATTGAAGATTTCAATGGCGTTCTGAATCAGACCTCGGCTTGGGATCAATGGTTTTCGGCTGGTGCGCCTGTCTTCTATGATGGCACATTCTCAA